AATTTATTATCATAAAGAGTAAGTTGTTCTAATCTTTTTAGATTCTCAATACCTTTAGGTAATTCACTTAATTCATATTTCTGTAAAACCAATTTTTTTAAATCAAGCAATGTTTTTAATTTATCCTTTACAGTATCACCCCTAGCTATTTTTAATAATAAATCATCGTAAATAGATTTAACCAATTCATCCATATCAATACCTTGTCCTTCTCCAATAATATAAGCTAATTCTACATCTGATGACTCACCACTTTTTAATATAGATATTAAACCATCTTCAATATCCTTATCTTCAAAAATAAATTTATTAATCGACTCTCTTAATATTTTATTTATATATTTTCTCATTTAATTTAAGTATTTACGACAAGGGATTATTATGTTTTTTTACATAATCATCAATAAATTTTAAAATATATTTTGTAGCGTTAGGTTTAAATTTAGTATAAAAAAAATAGTTTCGATATAACATATCATAATTATTTATTCTTTCTTCAGGAGAAATTTTTTCATCCTTACCTTCCTTATAGTTAATATTTATTTCTTTATTCAATTTTTGTAATTCACTCTTTACATCATCTAAGGTTATTTTACTATCTTTATCAAAAACAAATGATATTGTATGAGCACCCATCCTATCAGCTGAATCTTTTGTTAAACCATCTATTAATGTAAATACTTTTTTTTCTGGTAATGGTTTACCAGACCCAAATGCTTTTTTTCTTTGTACAGAATCAGTAAATATAGGTTCAAACAAAGGTCTTTTTACAATTGAACGGACATCACCAATTTCAGTACCACCATACCTATGGGTATTAAATCCTCCTTCGTAATATGTACCACTAATATTTATGTCAAAAGGTTCACCAAATAAATTTGTTACTTCTTTTGCTTTTTCTTCTTTTGGTTCATCAGATTTTACAACATTTTTAACCGAACCATTACCAGATATAAATTCATAAATCTCGTTAATAATATTTTTAACTCTTAAAATATCATTATATTCCTTTTCATACCCATTATTTAATAGATTATTAATTTCACCCTTATCTAAAAATAATATATCTTTTAGTTGTTTTATTGTTTCTCTAATACTAGTAACAAGTTTTGGTATTTTTATATTTTCATTTATTTTTTTTCTAAAATTTAATAAACCTCCATAACCATGCATTTTACTACCAACATGTAATGTTTGATGTACATCACTTATAATAGATTGAACTTCATTTATTTTATCAACTAAAGATTTATCGATAGCATTTCTCATTAAGAATCCAGATATCTTCTTTAATTGTTCAATTATTTGTTTTATATCCATAAAAAACAAATCAACACTTATATCTTCTTTTAATAATATTTTATTAAGTGACTCTCTTAATATTTTATTTATATACTTTTTCATTTAAACATAAAAAGTTTTAACCTTACACATTATATTAATAAATATGCAAGGCTAAAACTAAAATTGTATTTTTTATTATTTGATAAAGCGATTCTGCTAGAAAAGTAATATTGCTCTGTCAAATCTCAAATCAGCGGTAATATCAGCGATACCATCATCATCCATTGATAAATCACCAAAACCAACATTAGTGGTCATTGTATTTTGTAGAAGCCACTTTTCAATAACAACACCAGTTGGGTCAAGCATCTCCAATTCTACATCTTTCTTATAACCAGCAGCATAACCTTGTCTACCAGTTATAGATTCTGAATGCAAACGAACCCACTCCATTAGTGCCTGAGAAGCAGATGGACCAATAGGGTCCCTAAAAGTAACTGATATACTCTCCCAAGTAAACCTACCAATAACCCAAGTAGATGTATTAAGAAACGGAATCTCAACTTCGTTTTGTGTAATAGATGGTCTAGATGCAGATGCTAACCACCACTCTTGAATACCTAAATCAGACGGGAACCTCAAGAGGAATCTATTCTTTCTTTTCGGTTCGTAAGGTATGGGCATTTTCATTAATAAATCAGCCATAATAATTAAAATTTTTCTTTTTTTTCGTATTTATTATTATATTTGTGTATAAACATCAAATATTTCTTTATTATAAATATCATGAAAGAAAAAAAAATAATAGATTTAAAAAATTTTTTTATAGAGGACAATAAATCTGGTCACAAGACAAAAGAAAAGTGGTTAATAAACAATCACATTGACTTATATAATGAAATAATATCATTCTCTAAACACATAAAAGATATTCCATTCAAGCAAAGAGTATATCTATACATAAACGAATTAAATGACTTACCAAAATGCGAATGTGGAAAACAACTTAAATTCAAAAAATCATTAAAAGAAGGTTATGGTAAGTATTGTTCCATAAAATGTACTAACCAAAGTAAAGACCACAAAGAAAGTATTAAAAAAACGAACAATTTAAGGTATGGTGGTAACGCACCTATATCTTCAAAAAAGATTAAAGAAAAAATATCTACCACTAACAAAAATAAATACGGTGTAGAAAATATATTCGAAAATATAGAATACATAAAACAAAAGACTATTCAAAAGCACGGTATTGAGCATATATCTAAATTAAATTCAACCAAAGAAAAAATTGCAGAAACTAACAAGGAAAAATATGGCGTTAAAACACCTTTGATGTTAAGCAAAAATAGAAAAATAAGTTTTGAGAATAAAAAGAATAAGTTTATAAAAAAATATGAAAACTTAGACATTACAAACATTCAGAATGATAATATAACCATCAATTGTGATATATGTAATAAACAATATGAAATAAACAGAAGTGTCTTGTATCATAGATTCGAGATAACAAATAACCCATGCACGTTATGTAATCCAATTAAATCTGGAACATCAATAGCAGAAAAAGAAATAATAAATCATATTAAATCTCTAGGTATAAAGGTTATTGAAAACGAAAGAACTATTATAAAACCTTTTGAAATAGATATATACATACCAGAATTTAATATAGCAATTGAATACAACGGACTTCATTGGCACTCTGAAAAATATATTGGTAAGGATTATCACATAAATAAGACAATACTTTGTAATGATATTGGTATAAAGTTAATTCACATATTTGAAGATGAATGGATATATAAGAAGGAAATTGTTAAATCTAGACTAAACAACATATTCAATAAATCTAAAAATAGAATATACGCTAGAAAATGTGAAGTAAGAGAAGTAAAAACAAAAGACAAAACTAAATTCATAGGAGAAAATCATATACAAGGTAGTACAGGTTCAAAATTTAACTTAGGTCTATATTACGATGATGAATTAGTATCAATAATGACATTTGGTTCATACAGAAAAGTATTAGGTCTAAGAGACAAAAAGGATTGTTACGAATTAATTAGATTTTGTAATAAATTAAATACTAATGTTATTGGTGGTGCATCTAAATTATTAAAACACTTCACAAGAAATTACAACCCCAAAGAAATAATAAGTTATGCTGACAGAAGATGGTCAACAGGAAAACTATATGATGTATTAGGGTTCAATTTTAAACACAATTCAACTCCAAACTATTTCTATGTTGTTAATGATAAAAGAGAACATAGATTCAAATACAGAAAAGATATTTTAGTTAAACAAGGGTACGATAAAAATTTAACCGAAAAACAAATTATGAAAAATAGAAATATTTATAGGATATACGATTGTGGAACCATAACATATTTTTTAAATTTATTTTAAAAAATTTTGGCTTTTAAATAATTTTTTTTATATTCACATATAGCAATTATTTAAAACATTTAAATTATCAATTATGAAGGGGTTATTTTTTATTTTAGGGCTACTAGTTAGTATTAACGCATTTAGTCAAATAGAAGCTAATATAGAGACAATTAGAGGTATTGTAGGTAATGAATCTAAGTTCGACACAACATCAACTCCTGTAGTTAATTACATAAGAGATTATATAAACAAAACAAATTGCATATGTTACCCAGAATTTGACGAATCCACCTCAATGGGGTTACATTTTAATAACGATTTTTTCAGAGTAAATGGTTTAGGTGAAAAGGAAATTTCATACTTTTACACTACATACACTTCAGATACTAGCAAAACAGATAATAATTTTTTAATATCTGTTTTAGAAAAAATTGACGAAGATTTTCAAGAAAGGTATACAACCGAAAACGTTGATTACTACAATTTAAACGATATAGAAAACTTTAATTTTTTAGTTTTTAATGTTGAAATTTACACCGAATATACATACTTTGATATTAATTCATTTGATGATGTTACAAAGTATATTCTAAGACCATATAAAATTTTGGTCCTAATAGGTTATAATAACTAAAAGGACCAAAATTTATATATTTATTAATCCCTAGATTGAACCGATGGAGCCTTACCTACACCTTTACTAGGGGCACCGAATTTTCCAGGGTCAACATCAGTTTTACCAACATTAACAGATTTATCTTCAATAGCACCAAGTCTTTTAACAAACATATCTATAACCATTTTAGCAGTTCCAGTTCCAAAATCACCATCAATATTTGATTTACCTTTTTTACCATCTGGTTTATATTGCGTATAACCAGCGTTAGCTAATTTTTGTTGTAAACCCTTAACAGCATCTTCACCAAACTTACCTTTAAAATATTTTATAGAATTAGTTGAAAATCCTTCATCAAATTTATCACTACTCAACACACTATATAATTTTTTTATGTAATTATCATAAGAGTTATTTTTTATTGAATCCCAAGTTGTACCAAGTACATTAGGTAAAAAACTTTGTTGAAATCCACCTTCACCAAAAATTATATCTTTTTCTGTTTTATTAAGTGATTTTAAGAAAGAACCATGTTTTGTTTTACTAATTAAGTCATAACCTACCGTAGGTTCACTAGTATCAGCTTTTACCTTTTGAACTAATTCTGGGTATTCCTTTTCCATTTTAGATACCGCAGCAGCCTGTGTTTTCATATTTGGAAATAGTGACATTGCCAAAATACCTAAAGCCCCCATAACTTGTGAAATTTTACCTTCTTCAAGTTGCTCTTCATTTACATTTTCATTCACATATTTATTTTTAATGACTGTTTCCACAACCATATTAAACTGTTTTTCAGTTATTTTAATCTTCTTTCCCATTTTATAATTTTATTTTAAATATATTATACATTAAAATAAAGCGGCAAAAATACCGCTTTATTTATTTTTATTTATTAAATATCATCAAAACTTGCACCAGTATTCACTATAACAAACTCAAGCTGAATAAATTCTAACGCTCTTGTAGGTTTAAGGAATATCTTACCAACCAATTCATTTCTATCGATTGATTCTGGGCTATCATCAAGAACAACTCTAAAGTCTGTCAAACCTCTTTCAGCTCTAATGTTATCCAAAATTGGGTTAACTAAGCTTAAGAACTGATTTCTAACTATGTCATCATTTTGTTCGAATAATAGTCTAACAGATACAGCAGAAATAAGTTTTCTAGCTTGCAATAGAAGTCTTCTAACATTAATTCTATTAAGAGCAGTGTCCTTAATTTGTAGTGTTTTATTACCAAAGATTTTAATACCTTCAGTTGTGAATGTAGCTATTGGGTTAACTCTACCATCATAAAGTGTATCTCTATCAGATAGTGTTAATTTCTTTCTAGCTTTTATTGCGCTAACATCACCTCTTTGAATACCTGCAACAGCAAACCAAGGGAATGAAATATTATCAGTCAACGCAATGTTTCTAACAACGTCTCTTGTTGGTGGAACATAAATAAATACGCCATTTTCAGTGTCATTTATTTGAACCCATGGCCAGTATGTAGCGGTATAACTACTATCAAATTGTCCATCAAGTGTATCAATAACATCTTCAACTAACAGTACATCTCCAGAAGCGTCAGTATCGGGTGTAGTTACAATATAAAACGAATCCGCTCTATCTTGCTCCATTATCTCAATAGTCTCTTCAACCAAGCTACTATTATTAAATGTATCAATACCTGGAGTAGAGAATACGTTAATGTTAACAGCCTCTGGGTTATTAAATGTTCTTATCGCCTCCAAATACGCATAGTAATCGGAATTCAATCCGTTATCACCGTTTGTTTGTGCTCTATTAGCGAATACTTTACTACCATCAGGTCCACCTGCGATACCTCCAGTACCATTTATTGTATACTTATTTAAATTAGTTCTCTGTGTTCTATAAACATCCCAACCATCAAATCCACCATAAGGTGCAAATGTGAATTTCCTAGCAAATACTTTTTCATAATCAGTTCCTTGAACACCAGATTCAGTTCTAAATTCTGCGTTACCAGTATCAAAAAAGTAGACAGGTGAATATGTATTACCACTATTATCAATTACAATATTAACATTATCAATAGTTGCACCAGTAGCACCTAAATCCATATGAAATCCTTTAGTTAAACCAGTCCAAATTATTGAATCACCTTCTGGTTGACCTTTATAATCAAAAAAATCTTGGTCAATACCTACAGTTTCAGAAAGACCTAAAAAGAATTTTCTCTTGTTTTCAAAAGTACCATAAGTTTTCTTATATTCAATCGTTGGACTTTGTACAGCTGTATTTCCGTTTTCCTGGTAATCCCTTATTGGGAAACCAATAAAACCAGCTGGGAATGCATCTGAAGTGTCAGACTCTTCATCCATTTCTATAAGAATATAATTAGACCTTGAAGCAAAATCACCATTAAGTGTACCTACCCTTTTAGCAACATAATTATTTGATGTCGGCTCCATAGTACAATTAACGAATCTCTCCAAAATCACTGGCCTAGCATCCGTATCGTTGTAAGCTCTTACCACAATATCAAAAGTCCTTAAATCTAATCTAATATTAGATATTGAAATTTTAAATTGACTATTAGCTGCATTACCATCAGATATTGTCCATAATCTAAATAATCTTAGTAAGTTTGTACCCCTAAGTTCTGAAACTACCCAAGGAGTGACAGCTGGTTTATATTCTTGTTTATAATCATCAAAATCATCTAAATAATCTATTAAAGAATCAATATTTATACCCCTTATTTTATTTGAATCATACAAATCATCAAACATTCCACCGAATAATTCTTCAACAAATAATGCAGTCTTACCATCCTGTGCTGTTCTACCAAGAACTCTTGATAAATAATTTTTCTTAGTATTATCGAATGAAAGATTATAACTAAACGCACCACTAGCTGTTGATGTACCAGTAATACCGAAGTTACCCTTACCATCTGTTTCAGCTGTAGTAACACCCGTATCAAATCCTATGTCAGTTGAACCAGTAATCTCGAAATTAATATTTTCATCAGCATCATACGAACCTCTACTCCTAAGTAAAGCAACTAGTTTATTTTCAACATCAGAATATCCAGTACCAGAATAATGAACCGTAGTACCAGTAGTATCACCAGTTATATTCGTTCCAGAAGTTCCAGTATTTGAAACATAAATCGTGAATGCTGCACCACTAAATGTGTCATTATCTTTTTGAAATACAGCTGCTGAAGATGATGTATCACCAGTATCAGCACTAGGCAAAAATGATAACTTAGCATCTAACAATCCATTATCATAAAGTGATTGAATTAATGCATCATTTGAAGTTACACTAAGTAACGTTCCACCTGTTGTAGCTGAATATGTTAAGAATGAACTACTATAAGTGTTATTTGACGTAACACCAGTTGTAGTAGAATCTAATGCAGCGTCAAGTGTTATACCCCAGGACAATCCAGCATCAAAACCAGATAACCCAAGTATTCTAGTTACGAATAATTGATTTGATTCAGCTAGATATGACTTAGCAATATAAGGTAATTCATATTTTGGCGCACCAGTTGTCTTAACTTTTTCAGCGTTAAGACCACCAAAAAATGATTGAAATTCATTATAATTCCCTATGAAAATAGGTTGAAAAGCTGGTCCTTGTGTTGTTTCACCAACCAGACCAAGTGTTGTTACACCAACTTGTCTTGTAACAAACGTTAAGTCTCTTTCTGATGTATACACACCTGGACTCACAAATACTCTATCGGCCATTATTTAATATTTTAATTAATTATTATTTTTTATTTGTTCTTTTAATAAATATGTAGCAAAAATACAAAAGATTTTAAATGTTGAATAATTACCAGTCTTCAAGAGAATTTAAAGCAATTTTAAACCCAAAATTATAAAGTTTTCTTAATTTAATAGGGTCAGTATCGTACATATCTTTTATAATGTAAGGTATAAAAACTTGTTTATGTCTTACCTTATCTATTAATTTATAATTCATTAACTCAATTAAATACCTTTCCTCCATCTCATCCTTTTTACTTATCTCAATAGCGTTTATATCATTAAGTCTCATAAAAACATTTATAATATTATTGTCTGTCCAATCATTATCAAGTATATCAATATATCTTTCTGGTCTAGAAAAAATCGATATACTCTCTGAAACACCTGGTATATTTTTTAACATCCAAGACGAAAGTATATGGTTTCTAACACCACCATCATAAAGTATGTTATCTTTATTATTATAAGAATATTTAACACCTTCAACAACGAGCGGTATACTTGCAGATGCGTTTGTCAATTGAATATAATCTTGGTATGTATATTTTTTTTCTTTTATATTAACTATAAGTCTATTTGCGGTTTTAAAATCAACAGCACCTATCCAACAATTAGGAAAATCCCCATTTTGGTACCTAATAAATTCTTTTTCTGTTACTATATCTGATATGGTTTTTTTCAAATTATTTTGAGTACCAAGCGAAGGCTTACCAAATATTGCTCTAAATATTGATTTTAAATTTACTCTATTTCTTTGGTTTATTGGTTTACTATCGAATATATCATCAATACCAAACACTTGAGTAACTTCTCTTAATAAATCCCATTTTCTTAATGCCATCGGGACCGATAAAATACCCCCAGAACTAATACCACTTATATCCGTAGGTCTATAACCTAAAACATTAAAAATATAGTCACAGGCTCCACACAGGCCAGATATTTTTGTTCCAGCACCAGATAAATTAAGTAACTTCCTTTCCATTTTATATTTTTATATAAATATAGTTAAAAAAAAATATAATAATAAAAAACTAGGGTACATCATTAATATATTTCGCAACACTACCACTTACCATTGTTAAATCTGGGCCAGAACCAAGATTTGTCATAACTGGATAATTAGTTATATCGCCAGTTCCGTCACCAAATCTATAATAATCAGAATAAAGTGGGGTATATAATGTTGTTAAATCTAAAGGTGTTCCCGAATTATACAATGTACTAGCGTCAGAACTTACATCACTAGCCCAAAAAGACATTTCATCAACATATAAATAAGGAGCAAAACTACTATAAAATCCTTTTCTAAGTAACCTAAGTGGTGCGCTACTATTTGTAGTCCCATCAATAGACCCTGTATACCCATAATTACCATTAGAATTTGTTGTTGATACCTGGTTACCATCTAAAAATATTTTAAATTGATTTTGGTAATTTAAAATATCCGATGAATTATTCCCAGTATCTCCACCTGTATACGTTATTAATAAACAATGCCAATTTAAATAAGATACTGAGGTTGTTGCAACTTGCTGTAAATAATTAGTATTAGTACCATAATAAAATATTATTTCTATATTATTACTAACAATATTAACCTGCGCATAAATTTTTCCGTCTGTACTACTATTTGGGTTTCCAAAATGAAATAAATTTTGTGGATTCGAATTAAATGTTCTCCACTTAAACCAACACATCATACTCCAAGCATCTGATGCTGTTCCTGTCATAGTTGGTCTATATAAAGGTGTGTTATTCTCCTGTCCAGAAACTGAATTAGTGTAATGAACTTGCCATTGTCCAGTTATACTATATGTATTAACAAATACTGGGGAAACTACTATATTAATTGAAATAGTATCTTCACCATAATAATTAGTTATTCTACCTGTTATCACATAAAGACCAGCACTTAATCCACTACCACCTATTATATTTCTAGTATTACCTTCTACGGTTACAACTCCATTAGGGAGGTTTTCCCAACTATAAGCAACTGCATTAGTACCAGTTAGTATATAATTAATTGAATTGCCAAGAGTTAAATATATAGTTGACGAACTAGTAATAGTTGGTGGAGTACCACCAATACTACCAGTATTTTGAAAAAACGAATTCAATTCAGTTAACGCAGTTGATAAAACTTGAGTAACTAAATTATTATTTATATAGGTAGTTGATAAATTTAATTCATTTATTATTATCTTACGCCCACCATTAAGTTGTATCTTTATCCCACTATTATTTTGAATAGCTTCTATTGTGTTTACATTATAAACTTTTAGTATATAACCATTTGAGTCTGAAAATTTAATACCTATACCAGTTTGTTCCACACTAAAATACATTTCAGTTTCAAAGTATAATGTATCTCCAGTTATATTAATATTAGTACCATCATCTTTTTCTAATGTTAATAGATTTTTATTATTATCGAAAGTTCCTCCAGTTAGTGTTGCACTTGACGGAACATCAATTTTTATCTGATTCAAAGATGGATTAGAAAGTGTTACATTCGTCCCACCACTTAGTTTAAATACATCTACACTATCATTTCTAGTTAACGTTACTTCATTGTTACTAAAGGTACTACCAGTTATAAATTTACCACCACTTGTCCCCCCAGTAAAATTAATTAATTTCCAAGTATTTAAACCATTTTCATTAATATATATGTTAGTAGTAGTCAAATCTGTAAACTCAGAACCCTTTAGTGCCATATGATTTGGTTTACCAAACCCAGTTTGTTTTACTACCCCATTTAAATTAAACGTTTTAACTTTAATTGCCATAATTAAATATAATTTTTAATTTCTGGCCAAAAATACGAGTCTAGTAAAATATTTTCTAAATCTAATTTAAAATCACTATAATTACCCATTTTTAATACATAACCATTATTATTACAAAATTCCTCCAACCCACCATCAAGATATATTGAAGACGAGTAAATAAAATTCATTAAACCAGAACTAGTATCACCATAACCAACACCTAACCTACCAGCAAATATATATTTATCAATTAATACATTTATATTATCTAATAATTTAGAAACTTCCCAAAATTCTAAATAACTTAATGTTAACTTAGCCGCTTCATGCCACCTATGTGGACAATCTTCTAAAAAATTATTCCAATATTCGTACCAAGAATCCAATAAAAATTTATCAGCTTCACTCTGAGTCATCCCCTTTTCATTAATTAAATAAGTTATTATTTCTGTAGACCCTTCTGGGTAACCATAACTATCAATTATAAGGTCTTTTTCGGTGACTGTCATTGCCGACCAACCTTTTTCGTAACCACATAACCTAACACCTTTTTGCCACGTTTGAAAATCATTGATAGCGTTAAACCCAAAATTATACATATTTTCAATTGAAGTTATATTAGTATAACCACTTAATGTGGTTCCACTAGCTAACACAAATGGTTCATTACCATTTAATTCAATATCATCCCACAATAACTTTTCAATACCAACAGTTTCGCCACTTATTACATAACCAAATAAATTATATTTCATTTTTTTCTAATTTTAAATTACTCTCCAAAAGTCCAATATCAAATTTCTTATTCTCATAGTTTTACTACTATTTTCGGTGGCAAAGTCAAAATTAACAACATGTGTACCACTTGAACCAAAATTTACGTTCCTAAACCCAGAAACACCATGATAATTACTATTATCTTTAGCTTCCATATTAACCTCCATAATCTCACTGCCATCTACAGTAACCCTAGCTTCAAAATCTTCTCTAGTGTCACCTCTCCACTCATATGACCAAGAAACCCTATACGTACCAGATGGAATGCTATTAGTAGTAAATGTTAAAGCGTTAACATAAGACTCACTAACTGTCGTTTGAATATTTAAATTTTGTGCTGTATAATAATTAGACCCAAATACACTACCACTAGAAATAGATGACAAATCAACAGTAATGTCTGACAACCCTCCATTTCTTTCTAGTTCAAGTACCATCACATCAAGGGTTGCCCCCGTAACAAATGTGTCCGTAACTTGTGCAACAACACCATTAATCATAACTGTTGATGCTGACATAGTTGTAGCAGTCAAATTAGTAAATATAGCATTCTTAATTACCGCTTGACCAGAACTAACATCACCCAATCCAATATTTTTAACACTTGTTAACTTAACGTTATTCTCATCTATTATATTAATAGTACCCCCTGTTAAAGCTACCTCTATATCATTAGACGTTCTAATATCTTCAACTGTAAATAAATCACCAGGGCTCACAAGACTAGTGATACCTATTGGAAATGTATACCCCAAATCAGATATAAGTGTGACTGCGGATGCGCTTAAACTAATCATTATCCATTGTTTAATTTTGTTATCGTTATATTACTATCGTTATTTATAGTAGATAATATATTCGACCCACCATTTGTCGTAAATTTAATTGCCTCTAACTCAATTATATCGCTAACAGATAATGGTATTATTATTGTTTTTGAAATTGTACCCTTTCCTTGAGCTAAAGTCCTATGATATGCGTACCCACCGCTTCTAGGCACTTCAACCCCATTTAAAGTAAGTCTAGCTCTACTTATTGACCTATTGTTAGTACTAATATCAATACTTATACTATATGTTACCCTATATATTCCGTTAGAATCAACTCTAATATTTGAACCACCCAATACATGCGTATAGTTACTTCCTAAAATAACTTGATTATCCCATGATATACTAGTGTAAGTTATTTCGTTAAGTACTGTTGAACCACTCTGATACACATCTAACAAAAAGTTACTTTCTAACAAATTTTGTAACTTTAAATTATTTTCAGGGTTAGGTAAGTTTATTGGGTACCTATCAGTATCTAATATTTGAATAACACCTGTGTTCGATGAAGTTAGTTTTACAGTAAACTCATTTCTTTCATTTCCATTAGTAAAAACTACATCATCAACTAAGTCTGGTCTAGAAATATTATCTATTAAAACTTTATAATCTAAATTTAATCTATTTAAATTATGTGTTATCGTGATAGTATCTACAGATGTAAATCCAGATGTTAATAATAATTGATTTTTAGTTGCCATTTATATATAATTTATTATACCCTTATTCTTTCACCTAACACCCACTTAACTACATTAACTTCAACCGCAAATATAACAATATCATTATTTGGGGTCCCGTCATCATCTAATTCAATCCTTAATAAAAACCCGTCCCCCTCATAATAATCATCAATATCAAATGTAATATCACGTATTGATAACGCTTTACCAGCATAAGTTGCTATGGGCAAACCAGTCTCCACCAAATCAGAAGTTACAGCAGAACCAGGTGAAGATGTTAAAGTTTCAGTGTTTTCTATTGTTCTAGGCGTTGGTAACAACCCCCCCGTAGGGTCTGCCACGAAATTCCCCGAAGCCCCCCTAGCCAAAAAAGAGGTTATTAATTTTGGTGCCACTGTAAACGAAGAGGAAGAATCCCCAGGGTCTAAACCATAATATAATGTTATATCAACTGGATATGCAGTACAAACACCCTTTGGTAATGCCGCCTGTAAATAAATTGCATCACCATTTTGATTTAATTTTGAATTTTTAATTACATGATTCCAACCTGTAGGTAACCCCCCAGAACCAACAGGTACCGAAGCATCCACTACACCACCAGATTCACCGAATGCATTGCCCGATGAAATCAATGTGTCTTTATACAGTGCATCACCAAAAAAACTAATAATACCATTTTTATTTATCTTTGTATGTGAATTCTCTAACCAAAATAAATCAAATTGAGGTAATGATGATGGAGGTGTTACCATTGTAATTCTCATCCATTTACATGTGTGTGTAAACAAAGTCAAGTCACTCCATCCTACCCCACCAACATCGCCATAACCAATTCTAACATCCTCCTTAACACCAATCGACCTACCAAATAATTTATTAGCGTAATTATAACTTTTATCACTATTAGTTACTTGATATTTAACATCTATCCAGGTACCACCAGAATAATATTCAATTGCATATGTACCACCTGTAAAACCAGTATATGTTAATTCAAAAGCGGTCCAATTTATATAATCACCATTTGAATCTTGTTGCTCACTACCAATATAAAGTTGTTCACCAGCTAATAAAGCTCCAAAGGACCAATTAATACCTTTCGTTTTTGCTGACAATGTTAAATCTTTCTCCCCAGTAGAACCGCTACTATGTATATGTATTAAATTTTGATATTCAGTACCCTTTCCAACAGCTAATCCGCTCCCTTCAGATGGTTTACCAATTACCAAATTACCATCATTCCTATAAATATTTTCAACGTTCTGAGAAATACCTATATCTGAATATATAAATTTATGTTCAGAGTCCAACCATGTATAAGGCTCTATAATTTTAGTAGAATCCATCGAAAATGAAGTAATATTTAATCTACCGTTAGAACCTGTCAAACCACTTGCGATTAATATATTATCTACCCCACCTTCTATTCTACCATTTTGTAATTCAACATCATAAAAATTTGATGTTATTTCAACCCCTACTGACACATTAAACAAGTTAACCCCAAAACCTACTATATTTGGAAAATTACTTGATGTACCACTAACACTTAAAGCGGTATTACAATTTGGGTTACCTACATTAATATTAATTAATTGTGCCCTACCACCATTCATTTGAATAGATTTATTAATTGTACCACCCCCTGGTACATGCATCCCATCTAAAGCAAAAATACCACCATTAATTTCAGATAATACATTTAAATTACCCCCAGCATACCTAAATTCTCTATAAATTATTTTACTTGTAGAATCTAATCCAGAATCCATTAACAACCCCTTACCTAAAGTTACCCCCGTACCACCTGTAATACTACTACCTTTAAAATGCACATCATTTATTGATGTCACTACATTACCACTAGGGTCATTATAATATAGTGCAGCCGAATCGTCAGTTGGAGTATAAATTGTAAACCCCTCCATATAAGAAGACCCCGAAACAGTTATAAAGTTACCAGTATTTGTAGAGGCACTAATATAAGTTACTTTAGGTCCACCTTGACTAATTAATGACGTACCAGGTACCAAAGTAAAATCTGGCTCTACATATTCTCCAGGTCTTACTATAATAGTATCATTTAGTGAAGCATTAGTAAGTGCAACCGCAATACTAGCCCAAGGTTTATCTTGCCTATCTACCAATGCAGTAGCATTATCACCAAATATATTATCGACCCAAAGAATATTACCCGTCTCTATTGATGATGAAGATGATGAAACATCAATTTTAATTTTATTAGCAGAAGGATTTGATAATGTTACGTTTGTACCACCAGTTAATAATAATACATCAGTACCATCATTTCTTGTTAAACTTGCTTGATTGGAATTAAATGTTGTTCCCGATGTATAAGTATCCTCAAAAGGTAATGTATGTGGAACCCCTTCAGAGTTTTTGTATAACAACCCTATTATCGCTGAATTTGTGTTATCAGTTGCTGGTATTGAAACAGTACCACCAGTAACGTATGTATCTAAACTTTCTATTATAGTAGTTAAGTTAGTACCACCACTAAGTATTGTAGTTGCATCTAAAGTTCCGTTAACTGTTAACCCACTCATTTCATTAATGGTAGTACTAAGTGAACCACCATTATCATCAGTTATACTTAAAGTGTTGTTATTATTATATGTGAACCCTGTTGTGGTAATACCCACATCAGTTTTAACAACTTCTTGTGGTGTATCATTAC